ACATGTCACCTGACGGCGAGGCCACAGGTATTCAGCTGCCCTACATTGTTACCATAGACCAAGAGTCTGGAGAAGTATTAGGTATTCGCCGGAACTTTGAGGAAAATGGCGAGTTAGCTAAGAAGCAGCAATATTTCGTACACTACAAGTTCATGCCTGGTCTTGGGTTCTACGGCTTTGGTTTAATCCACATGATTGGTGGTTTAGGTCGTGCGGCTACCAGTATCTTACGTCAGTTGATCGACGCTGGTACTCTAGCGAACCTTCCGGCTGGTTTTAAGGCTCGTGGAGTGCGTGTACGCAATGATGATGAGCCACTACAGCCTGGAGAGTGGAGGGACATTGACGCCCCTGGTGGGAACATTAGAGACTCTATTATTCCACTGCCATACAAGGAACCATCAGCCACCTTGGCGCAGTTGCTTGGTGCGTTGATCGAAGGTGGTCGTAGGTTTGTGTCGTTAGCTGACCAGCAAGTCAGTAACATGAATCAAGAGACGCCTGTTGGCACAACGATGGCGATGCTAGAGCGCGGCATGAAAGTTATGTCCGCTATTCATAAGCGACTACACTACGCTCAGAAGACAGAGTTTCGGATTCTAGCAAGAATCATTTCAGAAAATCTACCGCCTGAGTATCCTTACGAGGTTGCTGGGGCAGAGCAGTCGGTAAAAGCGCAAGATTTTGACAGGCGCGTGGATATTATACCTGTTAGCGACCCAAACATCTTTTCCATGGCTCAACGAGTGACTTTGGCGCAGACTCAGCTACAGTTAGCTCAGTCGAACCCTCAAATGCACAACCTTCATGCGGCATATCGACGCATGTATAACGCACTTGAGGTTCAAAACATAGATGAAATCTTACCACCACCGCCACAACCTAAACCTATGGATCCAGCATTAGAGAATGCTCGTGGTCTAATGGGTCAGTTGTTGCAAGCCTTCCCCGATCAAGACCATGATGCACATATTCAAATACATGTGATGTTTATGAAAACGCCGTTGGTGAGTACATCTCCGCAGGTGATGGGTACATTCTACGCTCACTTACAAGAACACATCGCCATGAAAGCGCGTCAGGTGGTTATGCAAGAAATTGAGGGACTAATTAGTCAGGTACAATTAAATGCTCAGATGGGTGCGGTCGATCCTATGCAGGCGCAACAGAAGATCCAAGAGGTTCAGCAGCAGATGCAGAACCCAGCAGAGGTTGAGAAACTGGTTGCCATGCAGGAAATGCAGATCATGCAGAAGACTCTCGCGGAGATTACGCCGCAAGGACAGAGTGCAATGGATGATCCATTGGTTCAAATACGCATGCAGGAGCTTGCCCTTAAACAGCAGTCGGAGCAACGCAAAGCGGAAATGGATCAAGCGGACATGATGATGGACGCGGCAAGACTTCAACAACAAGCGGCAACAGACGCGGCTCGGATTGAAAGTTCAGAGGAAATTGCCGACAATCGAAACGAAGTTAATCGTGAGCGCATTGCTGTGCAGAGACAAAATGTGTTGAGGAGGGGATGACGTGCCTTTAAAAAAGGGTAAGTCACAAGATGTTATCAGCCAGAACATTAAGACCGAAATGGCTGCTGGAAAACCGCAAAACCAAGCGGTTGCCATTGCTTTAAGCAAGGCGGGTAAAAGTAAGTATGCTTCTGGCGGTATGGTCAATAAACGGTTTAGCCCGATAGCCCGACCCCAGAGGTTCGTCGGAGAGTTCTAATTTTGGAACCCTCCTCCAGCCAAGGCGGGTATACACATGATAGATCCTATCACAGCAGTTGGCCTTGCCACTTCAGCCTATAACGCTATTAAACAAGGCGTTGCCGTAGGCCGTGAGTTGCAGGATATTACAGGTCAGCTTGGCAAGTGGGGCAAGGCTTGCAGTGATTTTGCATTTGCCGAAGAGCAGATTAAGAACCCCCCTTGGTATAAATTCAAGGGATCGGACACGCACAGTGCCATTGAGATATTTGCGCAAAAGAAGAAGATGTCTGAAATGCGTAAGGAAATAAAAAATTTCATTAGTTTTCAGTACGGCCCCTCTGCTTGGGAGGAAGTGTTGCAAATAGAGGCGCAGATGCGAAAACAGCGCAAACAAGAAATTTACAAAAAAGAAGAGTTTAAACGCGCTCTTATAGAGTGGACTGTAGGTATTTTGCTCGTGCTTGCAGGCATAGCTGGTCTGGCTCTTGTACTGTATTTCATGGGTAGAAATCAGGGGAAATGGTAAATGTGGTTCTTAGTCTGGTTTATGTTTACGAATAACAAGTTAGAGTATTATCAGCTTGCTCAGTTGTCCACTGAACAGGAATGCAACCAGGCGCTGGAGGATGCCAAAGTGTTAGTAACGAACAGCACAACGGTGGTGTATTGTTTTGAGGTTATACCGGAATAAACGCGGGGATTACGTTGTATATGACAAATCTGGAAAAGTTGTTATAATAACGCATCACAAAGGGTACGCGATTGCGTACGCAAGGAGTATAGAAGATGCCGAATGAGTATGATCTAAACGGGAACGGCAAGATTGATCCAGTTGAGCATGAGATAATGCTGGAGGATCGCCGTCGCCGCATGGAAGATGCAGACGCAAAGAGAGACGCGCAGAGACGCATGACTTGGTTTTCGCTATCTGGTATGATTCTTTATCCCTTCGTCATTCTAGTAGCCTCTATGACGGGTCTAGAGACGGCAGCAAAGTTGATGGCGGATATTGCTGCTGTGTATGTAATCGGTGCATCTGGCATAGCCGCTGCTTATTTCGGGTTTAATGCGATGGAGTCCAAAAAATGATACAATCACTTATAGGTCCAATAGCGAACCTCGCAGGCTCTTGGTTACAAGGCAAAGCTGATAAGAACGCAGCATCCGCAGAGTTGAAGCTCACAGAGGCGAAGGCGAAAGCTCAAATATTATTGTCTGAGAAGACAAGCGTTGCCGACTGGGAGCGCATTATGGCAGAGGGTTCTAAATCAAGCTGGAAAGACGAGTGGTTCGTAATTGTTCTGTCAATTCCGCTTGTTCTAGCCTTCATTCCTGGCACAGAAGGTTGGGTCGATAAAGGATTTGAGCAGCTTTCCAAAGCGCCCGACTGGTATTTTTATAGTTTAGGTATCGCAATTTCAGCGAGTTTTGGTGTACGCGGGGCAACCGCGATGTTTAAGAGGAAATAATGGAAAATGTTAAATTACCGATAGCTTTAGTCGCTGCGATGGCAGTGCAGTTAGCAGGGGGCGTCTGGTGGGTATCTCAACAGGCATCTACTATATCTGGCTTGGAGGAGACTGTAAGCCAGTTAGGCTCTCGCATGGCTATTGAAGACAATATAAATTTGAAACGTGACGTTGAGGCTAACTCCACAGAGTTAAACCATGCTTTTGAGGAAGTTGATGACTTGTGGGATGAGATCGCAGGAATGACAACGGCGATTGGTGAGATTAATAAAATCAAACAACGTATCGCTGTTATGGAGAACGACCTAAAGTATATAGGACGTGATCATATCGGAATGATGGATAGAAAAGGTGGAGCCAAATGAGTAACGCGTTAAAGCTACTGCAACAGAAGTGTGGGTGCAGTCCGGATGGAGCATTCGGACCAAACACGGCTCGTGCCATCGTAGAGCATTACGATCTCTCTCCGGAAAGAGGAGCCCATTTATTAGGTCAAGTAGTTCACGAATCTGGCACGTTTAGGTACACTAGAGAAAACTTAAACTACAGTGTAGACGCTATGATGAAAGTTTGGCCTAGTCGTTTCCCCACTGAAGAGTACGCAAAGCCTTACGAACGTAACCCAAAAGCACTGGCTGAAAACGTGTATTTTGGCAGGATGGGCAATGATTCCAAGGAAAAAGCCAGTCTATACATAGGCCGCGGATTTCTTCAATTAACCGGATACGATAACGTCAAAGCGTTTGCCGCAGACATGGGTAAACCAGAAGTAATTCAAGACCCCTCTTTACTTGAGGAAGAGTACGCAATGGATACAGCTATATGGTTTTTTGATTCTAACAAGCTGTGGAAAATATGCGATGAAGGTGTAAACGACGACACCATCAAACGATTAACAAAACGAATTAACGGTGGCTACACTGGGTTAGATCACCGGATTAAAGAGACAAACAAAATATATGATTGGATTAAATGATGCCTACAATTATGATAAGTATTCTGCCGGACGGCATTCCGGTAGATAAAATGGAAGAGAATGACAACGGCAATAACTGCCCATTGCCAACTCAAGACGCTGATTTAAACATGGAAAATAGGGACATGGCGGAGTACCAGTACAACTACCGTGAGCCTAACACCTCTATAGCTTTTAGGAACGACGAATCCTGTGGTTCTTGCGGGATGTATAATCAAACAGAGGACATGATGGATTGTATTGGTGACGAGTCCGGATCGACGGGCTATTGCCAACTACTAAAGTTTGTGTGTAGTAGTGAAAACACATGTGATGAATGGGTTGACGGTGGCCCAATCACATCTGATGTGCAAGAAGAATATAAGGACAACCTATAATGGATGTTGTCGAGTTGGCAAAATACATGTATAAGAAGATTGAAGAGCGTCAAAACGATATATCGCACGCTCTTTCTCAAGGATCTGTTAAAGACTTTGAGCAGTACAAAATGTCTGTAGGAGAGATACGGGGACTCTCTTTTGCAAAAGACGAGATAAAGGCCCTGCTGGAGAGAACCGTAGACGATGTCGAAGACTTTATATCTTCCTGACCATGTCGCGCAGAAAATAAACAAGGACAAGGATTCTGCTAAAGCAGAAACTTCTTCTGTCGCTGTTGATAGCGCGTATGTAGAAACCAAGGATCGGGTGTTAGATCCTTCCCTTTTAGAAAAACCATTGCTTGAACGTCTCCCGCAACCAACAGGTTGGCGGGTTTTAGTCATGCCGTACCAAGGCAAAGCTAAAACATCCAGTGGTCTATACATTCCTGATGAGGTTCGGGAAAGAGAGTCTGTCGCCACAGTTGTCGCGTATGTTCTCAAGAAAGGCCCCCTTGCTTATAAAGACCCAGACAAGTTTGGATCCGGAGAAGAACCTTGGTGCGAAGAGGGTCAATGGGTGTGTATAGGTCGATACTCAGGTTCAAGATTTAAGATCGAAGGTGGAGAGGTTCGTATTATTAATGATGATGAAGTCATTGCTACTATCCTCGAGCCCGACGATGTAAAACAAATATAGGGGTAAGGTTATGGCAGAAGAGAATCAATCTGTAGAAGAACAAGAACAAGAGATTGTAGTAGACCAGACGGAAGAGTCTACGGAAAAAGTACAGGTCGCTGAGTCTGAGGACGGTGAGCTAGAAAACTACAGTCAGAATGTACAAAAACGAATAAAAAAGTTAACTGAACGATACCGTAATGAGCAGCGTGATCGGGAAGAAGCTGTCCGAGTGGCGCAAAAACTTTTAGATGAGAACAGTCAACTTAAAGGTCGAGTGCAACAATTAGACTCTGGTTACTTAAATGAGTACGGCAACCGCCTGACCACACAGGAGACATCAGCGAAGAACGCGTATAAGGCCGCATATGACTCTGGTGACTCAGATGCAATGCTTGCCGCGCAGGAACAATTATCGCAAATAGCTATTGACAAGCAGCGTTACGGTGCTGCGAAGACAAGAGTAGAGCAGCAGAAAGCTCTGGCGAAACAACAGGTTCAGCCGCAAACACAAGCTGCTCCTCAACAACCCACGCCTCAACAACAGCAGGCTAAAGTGGATCCCAAGGCTAAGTCTTGGGCTGAAACAAACGACTGGTTTGGTAATGACGAGATCATGACCACCGCCGCGTTTACAATACATCGTAGGCTCATCGAAGACGAAGGGTTTGACCCGCAGAGCGATGAGTATTATACTGAAATAGATCGACGTGTACGTTCGGAGTTTCCGCACAAGTTTAATACGTCGAAGAAATCGGGTGGAAATCAGGTCGCATCTGCTGGTAATTCCGCATCCCGCACTAACAAACAGGGGCGCAGGTCGGTCAAGTTATCGCACTCACAAGTAGCTATCGCGAAAAAACTGGGCGTACCTCTTGAAGAATACGCCAAGTATGTGAAGGAGTAACAAAATGGCTGATACTAGAACACCGCGTAAGAACGCAACACGCGAATTGGATTCGCGCAGAAAACCTTGGGCACCGCCCAGTCACCTAGCTGCACCAAATCCCCCAGAGGGATTTACACATCGTTGGATACGAGTTGCGATGAGAGGCGAAGAAGACAAGATGAACGTCAACGCCAAACTTCGTGAAGGATGGGAACCCGTCCGCAAAGATGAATATCCAGACTATGAGGCTCCGACGATTGACGAAGGTCGATTTGAAGGGGTCATCGGACAAGGTGGTCTGATGCTGTGCCGTATTCCTGTCGAAACAGCCCAAGAAAGAAACGCGTATTACGGGGGCCGCACCCGCGAACAAATGGTAGCTGTGGATCAGGACCTTATGAAGGAACAACATCCTTCAATGCCGATTCAAAACAATCGGCAAAGTCGTGTAACATTCGGAGGTTCTCGTAGAGACTCCGATTAACTTATAGAGGATTGCTATCATGGCAAATACTAACGGTGCCTTCGGACTTCGTCCGATCGGTGTAGTCGGTCAGGCTACAAACACCACTGGTATGACCGAGTATCGCATCGCCTCTGGGAACTCTAACGCGATTTACCAAGGATCCCCTGTTATTCCGCTATCAACTGGTTTTATTGACATAGTTGGCGCGGCTGCAGGTGGTACGGTAGGTCTCGTAGGTGTTTTCTGGGGATGTGAATACGTTTCGTCAACCACTGGTGAAAAGATTTACTCTAACAACTGGCCTGGGTCAGGCGCGGATTCTAATCATCCCGTCGTGGCCTTCGTGTATGACAACCCAATGCAAACATACCTGATTGCGTCAAACGCCTCGCTAACAAGCGAAGCAACTGCTCGTGGTCATGTGTTCGCAAACGCAAACTTTGCGGCTGGTACTTCTGGTTCTTCAACCACAGGTATTTCATCTGCTACGTTGGCTGTCAGCACAATCGCCGCCACTGCAAACTTGAATCTGAGAATTATGGGTATCCAAGATGACCCTGAAAACTCAGACTTCACTGCGGCTGGTATTCCATTAATCGTACGTTTGAACAACTCCTTCAATTCACCAAATGGTGCTATTGCAGGTGGTACTGTTTCAACGACTGGCGTATAAGGAGGTCTAAAGAATGGCTATTTCTCGCGCACAATTAGCGAAAGAGCTAGAACCAGGTCTCAACGCTTTGTTCGGTATGGAGTACAGTCGGTACGAAAACCAACATGCAGAGATCTTTACAACAGAATCTTCCGATCGAGCATTCGAAGAAGAAGTTATGTTGTCAGGTTTTGGCGCAGCACCAACCAAATCGGAAGGTTCTGCAATTAACTACGACGATGCTAACGAGGCTTATACAGCTCGTTACAACCACGAAACTATCGCGTTAGCGTTCTCAATAACCGAGGAAGCTATCGAAGACAATCTTTATGATCGTCTTGGTTCGCGTTACACTCGTGCGTTGGCTCGGTCAATGGCACACACAAAGCAGGTTAAAGCTGCTGCTGTTCTCAACAACGCCTTTACTGGCGGTGCGACAGCAGGCGGTGACGGCGTTGCTTTATGTGCGACTAACCACCCACTTACTAACGGTGGTACGTTTGCCAACACTCCAACAACAGCAGCAGATTTGAACGAGACATCTCTTGAAGATGCCCTTATCAATATCGCTGGTTTTGTTGACGAGCGCGGTTTGAAGGTTGCTTTACGGGGCACTAAATTGGTCATCCCACGTCAACTGCAATTCGTTGCAGAGCGTTTGATGGTTTCAAACCTTCGCGTCGGCACAGCAGACAATGACACGAACGCAATCCGTTCAATGGGAATGTTACCTGAAGGCTATGCCGTCAATGACTTCCTGACTGATCCGGATCACTTCTTTGTCATGACAGACGCGCCTCGTGGTATGATCCACTTCGAGCGGACTCCAATGACCACTGGTATGGAAGCCGACTTCGACACAGGCAACATGCGCTTTAAAGCGCGTGAGCGTTACAGCTTCGGGTTCTCAGACCCACGTTGTATTTACGGTTCTCCTGGAGCGTAAATTGTGTTAAGGTATTGGAGGTAAGTTCATTACCTCCTCCCTACTGACTGGGGCAACTTAGGTTGCCCCTTTCTTTTTGCGTAAAGGTCGTGTATTGTTTTGGTATCCCTGACAGCCACATGGTGTGGCTGACATTTGCCAAGACAGGAGATCCACATGGCTAATACTACCTTTAACGGTCCAGTTCGTTCAGAGAACGGATTCAAAGATGTAACTAAAAACGCAACAACTGGCGCAGTTACAGAAAACATTTCTATTTCGCATGACGGCACAAACAGTGTTGTAATCATTAGCGACCTCCCGACTTCTGATCCATCTGTTGCAGGACAAATCTACAGCAACTCAGGTGTTTTGACTGTCTCCGCAGGTTAAGGAGATATATCATGGCAGGTCCAGTAACCGCATATAATTGGGTTCAAGGCACAACGGCAGCGATTGTTGGGCCTACTCGGTCTCGTCTCCGCCAAGTGGTGATCTATGCCGCCGCGGCAGGCGCATTTACTCTCAAGAACGGTAGCGCAAGTGGTGATGTTTTGCTTACGCAGACGTTTCCGGCGGGTCATCATGTGATGAACATTCCAGATGACGGAATTATTTCATCCGCGGGTGTCTTTGTAGCTGCGTTCACGGGTTCAGCAAATCAACTGACAATTATCTTGTCGTAGGTGTCGGGATGGTCGGTAGTGAGGTAACGTCCTTTTACTCTCAGACTTCGGCAGTGTTGGTTCAACGGCGCTGTCGGCTCCAAGGCGTTGTCTTAACGTATGAGTCTGGAGCTACTGGGCACATCGTTTTGTACGATAACGATTCGGCGGCCTCTGGTAAGATCTTACTCAGGGTTGATGAAACGTCTCAGGGCATGGATGAAGTGTACATACCAGGGGATGGTATACTTGCAAAAAAGGGCGTGTATGCGTCCATACCTGATAGCACTACGATAACAGTGTTTGTGGAGTAGATATGGCTAAGATCGACAAGTCCAAGATGAAATGCAACAAGCCCAAGAGACAAATCTCGGGCGGCAAAAAGTCTGTTGTAAAGGCTTGTTCTAAAGGCAAAGAAAAAATAATCAGGTTTGGAGATGCCAACATGACCATAAAGAAAGACAACCCTAAACGTAGGAAGTCTTTCCGAGCTAGACATGGTTGTGACAAAGGCACTTTAGACAAGTTAAAGGCCAAATACTGGTCGTGTAAGGCATGGTAATGATGAAACTAGACTTTAATAATTTAGCTTCATTAGCAACTATTGGATTATTAAGTTGGGGGGCACTTCAACTGTATCAGCTTAAAGCGGATACTGCGGTTATTACTTATAGAGTAGGCGAAAACTACGACATGATTAAACCTATGTGGCAAGATTTTTTAGTTCGGAGCGCACGTTTTAATGAGTATAAGCAGAACATCAATACCCTTTCAGGTGTCCACGCCACCAGAGGAGAGGAATAATGGCAAAGCAAAAAAAGAAAAAGTTAGACGCCTGCGCCAAGAAGGTGAAGGCAAGGTACAAGGTATGGCCCAGCGCGTACGCAAGCGGAGCGGTAGCCAAATGCCGAAAAGTAGGAGCGGCAAACTGGGGCGAATCTTCTAAAAAAAGAAAACGCCCTGTAAAGAAAAAGTTGGCGAACGGAGGGTTTATTGCCCATGGTTGCGGTAGTGTGCAAGAGGGTCGTCGCAAAGAGACGAATAGCTACTAATGGCTGTTAGAAAAACAAAAAAAGGCGCGGCCTTAAAAAGATGGTTTAAAGAAGACTGGAAGGACGTTCGAACAGGCAAACCTTGTGGTCGCAAAAAGGGGGAGAAACGAGATACTCCTTATTGTCGTCCAAGCAAGCGTGTAAGTTCTAAAACACCTAAGACCAGCAAAGAAATGACAGCGAGTGAAAAACGTAGTAAGGTGCGTGAGAAATCTAAACTAGGACAGCCTGCGGGTAAGCCGCGTCGGGTGTCTCCAGCCAAAAGGAAGAGGACGAAAAAATCATGAAAAAGAAAATTCCAGCAGGGAACGAAGGCGCAGGCATGAGAGCCTTGAAAAAATCATCTCCTCAAGTGGCGGCACGCATGGGTTACAAACAAGGCGGTAAAGTAGGCTATATGGATGGTGGTAAAGTTAAAGGGTATCGCAACGGCGGTGCTGTAATGGCTGGCAAAAACCCACGCCCGTGCAACATGAGCTAATGACATGACAGTATCAGGGACTAGAGACTTTAACTTAGACGTAGGCGAGATTATCGAAGAAGCCTACGAGCGGTGCGGATTAGAAGTTCGCACAGGCTACGACGCCAGGACGGCTCGAAGGTCTTTAAATC